ACCCGTGTACGGGTAGTGGTCGACAACGAAGGGAGTCGGAAACGTCACGGGCGCACCACGATTCGCGGAGGGAGCGGATAGCGGTAGGTGCGTGCCAACGCGATGTCGTCGGCGTTCATGCCCACCACACCGCTCGAAGCCCAGGCCGCGACATCCTGCCGATAGTCCTGGGTGGACAGCAAAGTCGACTGCGCCACAGCACTTCTCGGATCGACCGCCATATTGCGGGCGACGATGTCGGCGACCGAGGCGACCACATCGGCGGGAACGGCGCGCTCCCAGGTGTAGGTGACTTCCACTGTGGCACCGACCATGTCGCTGGTGTAGTTGTCGAACACCAGCCAGCATCCACTCACGGTGTAGCCGGTGACCGCCCCAACCCCGAGGATGGTCACCTCTTCCACCGTGTCCGGCTTCTCTTCCAGGCGAACGGAATTCCCGATCAGCTTTAACTGCTGGGTGTAGGTGCCGGGCGTGAAAGCCCTCTCGGCTTCCCTCCGAAACTGACGGGAAACCTTGGCGAGCAACACCTCTATGCGTGCCAGTTGAGCCTCGGACATGACAGATGCGTCATGCCCGAGGCCCATCGCCGCCGTTACGTCACCGGCGGTCGCCAAGGCTTCCATCGTCGCGGTGCTTAGCTGCCGTCGGCACCGAACACGGCAATGCCCTCAGGGCGAATCACCTTGCCGCCGTAGACGTGCAGGGCACGAAGACGATCGGCGAACTTGTTCTGCGCTCGCATCGCCTCGACCTGATCAATCTGGCTGACGAAAGCCAGAGCGCGGGTGGAGAACATGACGAACTGCGGAGTGTCCACTGCAGGAAGGTGATTGGAGGTGACAACGCGGCTGCCGAGGATGTTGCCGAGAGTCGCGTTTCGCAGACCCTGGTTGTCGCCGGACACATCAGCGTTGGTCAGCTTCGACTCGGAGCCAAGCAGCAGCGCCTCGAACTCGGCGTTGACCACAACGATGCGACCATCGGAAGGCACGTTGGCCTTGTTCAGCGCCTTGCGTGCATCGCGGAGCAGGTCGAAGGCATCATCACCGTCGATGGGTGTGCTACCCGACAGCGGGGTGCCCCGTGCAACAGCGAGATTCGCGAGGAACTTATCGGTGTCCTCGGCCATCGCATAGCCAGCCGCCTCGGTGTACGGGGCGAGCGAGCCAGCGGCCTGCACCCGGTCGATGTCATCGACGTAGAAGTCGGTCGACTTCTCCTGATCGACAACGAGGTCGATCGTGGTGTCGGTGATCGCCTCGGCCTCGGTGGTGCGTGCGTTGCCGTTAACGCCGACCTTGTAGTCCTTCACCTCGGGCGCAACCACGCCGGTGATGTGAACGGTGTTGCCGCGAGCCAGGATTCCCTCGTATTCGCGGTTGGTTAGCGGTGCCCAGATGTTGACGGCGTTCCACTGCTCAAGCATGGAAGCGGCCCACAGTTCGGGGATGAAATTCGAGATTGCCATCGGAAGTGCCTCTCTCCGTTAGGAGTTGATCCCCTTCAGCGAATCCAGCCGTCCTGCTTTGTCGGCTTCCAGAATCTGCTTCGAGGACATGTTTTTAAGGTCTGATCGGGTCAACTGGGTTGGCCCCTGCGGTGCCTTGCCGTCACCAGTCACCGTGGATGCTGGTGCGCCCAAAGGCGTTCCGTTCTTCTGGGCGAACTCCTTGGCCCACGCGAGAGCACTGTCGGCGCTCTCCCTCATCTCGTCCTCGTTGGTGCCGGTGATCCGATCCGGCGGCACCTGTGTCTCCCGCGAGATACGTTCCCGAAGACGTTCTGTCCGTTCCGCTTCCGCTGTGGCGAGGGCGGCATCGCGCTCGGCGATCAGCCGTTCCTCAACCGACTTCTTCGCCAGTTCGATCTCGTCGAGGCGCTTGGCCTTTTCGAAATTCTCCTTGGCGCGCTTCTCCCATTTCTGCTCATCCTTGTGGATGGCGCGGAGGCGGGCGAGTTCGTTGCGCTCTTCAGCGGTGAGCACACCGTCGGCATCAGGCTCCTCGGTCGTTGTCTCCGTTGGTGTTTCGGTGACGATCGTCTGAGGCATGATGGCCGGGCTTGGCGTGATCTGATCGGTGTCGGACAATGTGGAGTTCTCCTTAGGCGTTTCGCCGAATCCCCGATCCCGTTGCGGGACAAGGTCTTTCACTCGTGTAGCACGAGCAAAGCTGTGTTGCAGCGTATCAAAATCATTGCCAAATCCGGTTTGGCTTTGACTTTGCAAAATCATTGCAGGCCAAGGAGTTTCGCCCACTCCTCGTTTTCGCGTTCATCCCATTCCCTGGCGTGGGTGCCGTCGAGCATCCGCCCGAATTCTGTTCTGCAGGCGGCGATGTCGACAGGCCGCTTCGGGTTAGGTTGCCGCGCAAGGAGGTTGAGGATGTCGACGGTTTCGGGGTCGAGGCCGGTGTCGGTGGGGCAGCCGACGGCCTTGCCGCTGACGATGTCGTCGAGGATGCCGTTGAAGGTGGCGACTAGCTCGGCCTCAGTGGGCGGCGGGTAATTCATCAGTCCTCCACGTCAAGGTCGAAGCCGCGCTCACGGTTGGGTCGCCTTGACCACTCCCACTTACCGGCCTGTGTCCGGCGGACGATGACGTAGCCGTAGTGCTTGATGCTGCCGGATGCGCCGGGCATCGCCAGTTCGTTGTACGCCTGGAACCAGTTGTAGCACTTGGAGATTCGACCGCCAGTGTGGGTGACGATGTACCAGAAGTCGGGGTCGGTTTCCATCAGTCGTCCGGCGCGGCTGGCACGATCTGACCCCACAGCGCCGCCTGGTAGTCCTCTGGGTTCCACGGTGTCAGTTCGTCGCTCGTCTTCACCGTCTCAAACCTTCCCGTCGCCGGGTTGAACCTCGACTCGTAAGTGCCTGCAAACAAAGGCGCTTTCGCCGCCGCCTCGACTCCAGCTTCCCTGAACACATCGTAGTCGTCGCCGATCATGTCAACGGACCTGTAGTTGGGAACCTCAACCCACTTGTCCTTCTTCACGTCGAATTCCCAGTGTGTCCCATACTTTTTCGCGCTGAGTATCTGCTCGCCCCTCGACTCCTGCCGCTCTGTGAGCCGGGTGCCGGGCGCGAGTCCCAGTGCCTCGCGAATCTCCGCCTGGGTGTGATCCATTGTGCGGACGGCCCAGGTGTCGACGGTGAAAATTTCCTCGCGGCTGGGCACCTCGTCGGGGAAGCCCTTGACCCAGGCTGACCGGAAGTAGTTGGACAGCTTCTTCGCCTCGCCCTTCTCATGGAGAGCATCCATCACTTCGTCGTAAGTTGTTGCGCCAGATACCCTGTCGGCACGCAGGGCGTTGCTGTCCATCGCCTTCGGGGCGATGTCCTTGGGCATGTTGCGGATGGCCGCGTAGCCCTCACCCCTAGGCCGACTGAGGTACATCTTGGCTTGCTCAGTGTTCCAGTCGTACTTGGTTTGCGGGGACAGCGTGACGTTGACGGCGACACCCTGGATGGGCAGGAACCCATGCCCGCCGTCGATGGCGTGGTTGGCGGCAGCGGTGCATTGGTCGGCGTACCACCGTCGGCCATGTACCTTCTCGTCGTAGGTCAGTTCCTCGTAGCGCGAGGCTTGGGTTGCGACGAATTCCGGCTTGCGCCTTCGCAATTCGGCGATGCGCTCAGCCTTCTCCGGTAGCGGTTTGCCGTCGGGCAGCAGCTTCCGCGTCTCTCCGGGCGGCGGTCCCCGGTGGGCGGCTTCGGCTGCCTCTTTCGCTGCGCGGGCTGCGGCCTTCTCCGCTTTGAGTGCTTCGGCTGCGGCCTTCTTCTCAGCACGCGCCGTGGCCCTGGCTTCCTTGGCGGCATCCTCCGCTTTTCTCTTCGCGGCGGCAGCGTCCTTCTTCTCCTGCGCCGCAACACGTTTCGCCTCTTTCGCGTCGACCACCGCCTTCGGCGCGTCGGTAGCCATGTGCCAGTCGGGCTTCACCATGCCCCGCCTGTACGGCTTCGTGTGCTCATCGACAGCCAGCTTGTGCAGAGCACGCTCCGCGTCGGTGATGTGTTTCGGGTCCAGTTCCGCATGCCCGAACGCTTCGGCCAAAGCCTCCGAAGGGTTCAGCTTGCCGCTCTGGGTGAACGAGTATTCCGACAGCGAATCGTGAAGCCACGCCTCGTATCTCGTCTCGATGGGCTGCCGAATGGTGATGCCACGCTTCGCAGCGTTCGCCACGAGGACGCGGTCGACGGCCTTCTGCTCATCGGTGTACGGGTTGAGCCGAAGGTACTCACGGCGCAACGTGTCCTTCACCGCCGCGCCCGCCCGGTAGCTGCCCGATGCATCCATCGTGTGACCAAACTCGTGTGCGGCAATGGCTTTCGCCGCATCGTTGCCTTCACCCAGCGGTGGGTGGTAGCCGTACCTTTTGCCTTCGGGGATGACTGTGGTTGCGGCGTAGCTTTTTTCGAGGTCGGCCTTCTTCATGTAAAAGGAGTCGTTGAACTGAATTTCGGTGCCCGACAACACCTTCCGGTCGTACACATCGGTTTGGGCGTAGCGGGTGGAGTGCTGAAAGTTGTAGGGGTTTCGGGACTTCGCTGAACGTAGTTGCGCGTCAGGGTATTTCGTCATCAGATCGTCAAGTTCCTGGGCGGTGGAACGCGCCAGCTTGCCGTCGATCATGCTGCTCAGTTCGACCCTGAGGTCGGGGTGCCGGGCGTGTAGCTGCGTGGACACGGCGTAGCTGTTGTCGTAGTCGGGGATTGGGCCGGGCTGCACCTTGGTGATGTAGTCGCCGCTGCGGTTGATAGCCCCGGTCTTGAGGTCGATGGTGCCGAACTGCGGCTCCTTCTTCCCAACGACGGTGAATTCGGGAATCTTCTTCTGTGACTTGGCTTTCAGAGCCGATGCCCCAGGTATCGGCTGCGTCACGTCTTCGATCATGGAGGTCTGCTTGATGGTGATCTCTGTTGGTCGCCAGATTTTCTTCCGATACTCGCCTGTGCCCTGCGTGCCCCAGTGCGCGGGTTTCACTGAGATGACATCGAATTGGCCGAAGCCGACATACTCGTGGCCGTAGAAGATCGGCGCAAGTTTCGCCCCTGGCTGCAGCTTGAACAGGACACTGTCGGTGGCCCCAGCCGGAACGGACGAGGAACGAAAAATCCTTCCCTTGAGGTCCGTAGAAAAGAGCCTCGCCTCGTCTGCGTCACGCCCAAAAGCGGAGAGCGGCAACGAAATTGAGGTGCTGTCCATTAGGTCGGCAAGCTGTTCCGGCGTGACCTCAACGCCGCGCCACAGGTTCCGCTTGCTGGGCGCGGCGTGGACGGCGCGGGCCACCATCTCCATGCCGTGCATGTCGATTTCGTCATCTTCGTAGTTGTGCCTACCCAGTGACCGAAGGTGTTGCGGCACACCGCCGTAACCCTCGGCCTGCGCCTTCCGCGCAGCGACGCGCATCGCATTCTTGTGCTTGTCGTAGGTCTTCTTGGCACCCCAGTCGAAGTCGACCTCGTCCTGAATGTCGCCGCCGTAGGACGGCAACGCTACCGGCGGACCCGTCCACTTCAGGGATTGTCTTGCGCCCCTTCGGCTTCCACCTTCGAGTCCTGGTACTTCTGCAGGGCTTCCTGCGCGGCTTGCTTCATCTGCTCGGTCGACTTTCCTTCGGTACTCACGATGAAGATCGGTTGGCGTGCCAAGGCGGTGGTATCCCTTCTCGTCGATGGTGCCGAGGTTGATCTCCTCAAAGTTTCCCAGATCGAACACGGCAAGCTGGTGCGCCGCTTGGGCTTTCGCGAACGTCTCCGCAGTGGGAGGGCCAACCTTCGACACATCCAGAAAGATGTAGCCGTCCTGCTCCCACATGCCGAGATTGTTGCCGGGCCTGGACAACTGGCGGTGATGGGAGTCGATGTAGTCGTCGATGTGCTTAGGGCTGAACTCCGACTTGAGAACCTTGAATTCCGTTGTCTTGTAAGGGGCGTAGGCGTAGCCGTCGGTGGGCTTGTTGCCCGCCAGGCTGATGGTGACACCGCCGTTGTCTCGGACGATGTCGTAAGCCTGCTGAGCCAGAACCTCCTTCGACGGTGGTGTCGGCAAATCCTGTGGGCCGGTGAACTTCTGGTGCGCCCAGGTGAGAGTCGGCCCCGTCTCTCCGTGCTCTCGGACGGCGATCAGTTCCCTGTAATCGGCTGGGCTGGAATCCTTTTCAACCATGCCGGTCATCAGCTTGACCTGGCTCGCGTCCTTGTCGAGAAGCCAATCCGGGTCGAGCTTGCGGTCGAGGGAGTCCTGCCCTCCCGGCGGTATCGGTGCGATACCGCACCCGCAACTGGTGTGAATCGGTAACAGGTCTTCCGAAAAATAGATTTGGGTGGCGGCGATCGCGCACAGCCAGCATGCGTTAGGCCCGGCCACCCTCTGGTAGGTGCGAACACCGCTGGCCTTCAACACTTCACGGGACTGCTTCGTCTTCGCCAACTGGAGATCAGTGGAGAGCATCTTCTCCATGCGGCGCTCACCGGCGGCGAGGGCATCGTTGATCGACTTACCCTCTCGGGCCGCTTTGATGGCCGTCCAGAACGGCCTGGCTAGCTCGGCCTGCAAGTCGACACCGTTTCGCCCCAGCTTCGAAAGCTCCGGTGCTGGAACGTCTTCCAGGCCGAACAGTGCCGCGAGGTTGGCGTTGGTCAGCGATGCGACCTGTAGCTGCCCTGCAGCGACCGCCGGTGCCATGAGGGCGGTGAGCCTGTCGATCTCCATGTGGTTGGTGAGGAACTTCGGGTCGGATCGGTATGCGGCCCTGACGTATTCGATGACCCGGTGCTGCACCTGATCGACAGCCTGCCGATACCCGGCGGTGATCGCACCGCCGCGTGCCTTGATGTTTTCCCGATTGAGGGGGTTGGCGTAGCTGCGTGAGGTGCGTGAGCGTGTTTCGCCTCGGCGTGGTCTGCCTCGGTCGTCGCCTCTACTTCCGGCGAGTAGCCCACCGCCGGAATCAAGGCCAGGTATGGGAGGGAAGCCGATACGGTCAGGCTCCGACAAGGAGAGAGCCGGTAGAGGATCGACCGGCTGCTTCTTCTTCTTAGGTGCCACGGGCTACACCCGCTGGCTGGACACCCGGCGAGGCTGCTCGCTGGTGGTCAACTGCTGACCACCCCAATTCGGTTGCGGCCCAAACGAAGCCGCCACCAAAGCGTCCTGCGCCCTGTCGATCGCATCCTGGGCGATCTGATCAGGGCTATACCCCAACACATTTCGCTGGATCGACTTGATCGACTCACCGGCGTTCTTCGCAGCCAGAGCCGCCTGGTACTTCTCGGCCAACGTGATCCGCTCCACCGGCTCGAACGTCACATCCAGGTTGTCGTCCTCGGCCAGTTCCACCCCGTGCATACGGAGAGCGGACAGCATGATGGCGATCGCACCGAGGCGAGCCTCGGAAGCCCTGTCGCGGCAACGGAATATATACCCGTTCTCCGTTGTCCTCGCGCCCTCCGCCGACGTGTTCGCGTTGTCCGGCATCAGCATCGGAAGCGGTGTGCGGGTCACCGCAGACAGTTGCCGCACATCATCTTTCGAAGCGAGCAGGATCGGGCCGGTGTCGACCTGCTGCGACTCCCAAATCTCCAAGTCCTTCGGCAGGTTCCACAGAGCACCCGGAGCAGGGGCGAACACCTTCCCCCAGTCGATGGTGTTGCCGTCATCGTCCCTTTCGGGCAGCAGACCGCCGGTGAAAGCCCTCTGGCGGAACGCCTGCATTGCCACAATGACAAGGCGCTCAAGGATTCCCGCGTTGATGCGGTCGATTAGGTCGAGGTGCTTTTCGAATTCCCCAGCGCCGCCGGGATTGTTGAACACCACCACCGGAATGCCAACGGACGCACCGGAATCCATGTGCTCCCACTGGCCTTCGGCGAGGTTCCTCAACCACTGGGTCGGGATGACACGGTGCTCCACCGCCGCGTATGTGGGTCGCTGGAACAAGTCCCATCGACCGTCAGTCCACACCATCGCCGAATCGGTGGCATCTTCTTCGTTGCGCCAAACACGAAGAGCCGCAGCGGGTTTCCACTTCTGCAGCGGGTTGGTGATGACGCACATCGTCTCGGGGCTGTCGGCGGTGATCACAGGAACGCCGCCGGGTTCACCGCCCCACGCTGTCAGGTATGACTGGGCGTAGGTGAGGCCGTAGCTGAGCCACTGCTTGATCACCGAATCCATGCGGTTGTCGCGCCAGATGCGCTGCGCGGCAACAGCTTTCACGTTACGGGGATCACCCTTCACGGTGATGCCGTTGGGCACGATCCTGTCGACAACCGAGGACACGATGAGATCGCCCCAGTTCGTTCTGGCCTTGCGCTGGAAGCGAATCCACGCTTCCCTCGTCTCATCGGACATCTCCGGTAGAGGCGAATTACCGTCTGCGTAGGAGCGCAACTTCTCGACGTGCGGCCTGCGGAGGTCGAGGCGGCGCGTCAGGATTCGCAGCCAGTCCTCGGGTGACTTGCCCGATGGCGCGGCCCCGACCGGTGACTCATCGGCGGCGGGTGAGGTCATCGAAAGCCCTTGTCTCTCAGTACAGGCGGCGCGGTGCGCCGATCTTCTGCCTGGGCTTTGCGCCCTCCCTGATCGCGTCGGTGCGAGCTTCCCAGGACAGCACCGAGGCCATGCAGGCATCGAACTTGTTTTGCAACCTGCCGTCCTGCTTCTGCAACACCCACAGCGGCACGTCCTCGTCGTCGCGTATCTTCAGTTCCTTGCGCCCCGCATGCCCGATGTGCCGCACCAAGTCGCTAACATCGTTACCTCCGAACGCAATTGACTCGGAGTCTATCGCCTCGGTGTAGGAACGCAGCGAATACGCCATCGCCCTAGGGCGGTTCGTCCACCACTCCTGAACCTTCTCGGGATACCTGGCAACCCAATCAGCCACCGTCTCAACCCAATACGGGGGATCACAGTAGGTGCGCCATATCTCATAGTCGCCCATCGCCTGAGCGAGAACACCATCCACATCGGAGTGGTCGACTTCCCACTTCTCGTTGTCCCCCAAGGTTTCCGGCCTCTCCCACAGTCCGAGAATCTGCTGGAGTCCCGTCTCTATCTCGGTGAGGACGAAAGCCGTCGAGTCGCGGAACCGGGCACCGTCGAAGCCCAACGTGCAGAAAGCGCCCTTCGGTATTTGTTGTTGGCGCACAAGGGCATTCACCTTCGCCATGTCGAAAGCCGAGGAACCCGACTTGCGCCATCGGTTCAGATACACCCTCTCCCAGTACGACTTGTCGATGCCCTTGCGGTCGTAATCCCTTGCGATGCGCTCGAATTGGCCGATGCCCCACTCACCGATCGGCCCTGTCGCGTCGGCGATCGCGGCGACCCGCTTCTCGACGGTGGACAGATCGTCATGTTCCGGCCCGGCCCACCGGGAGAAGAAGAACAGCGAACTGTTGGGTGCTTTCCCCTCGGCGATCGCCTCGGCTTCGCTGCGTACATCCTCTTGAATGCTTCCCTGCCCAGGCTGACCGGCGGTGGATGTGTAAAGCGCCCAAGGGGTTTCAAGCTGCCTCTTCGGCAGGTTCTGGATCATCGTCTCGTGGGCGTGCTTGGCGTTGGGTAACACCAGGCGGTGGGGTTCGTCGAAGTGCTCGAAGGTGGTGCGGGCACCGTCTCGCGTGGCCGGTGCATTCGACACGGGGACGCACATACCGTCGTTGGTGCCCGAAGGGCTTAGGCGCACAATGCGTTCCAGCGAGCAGTCGAAAAGGTCTGCGTCGGGCGAGTTCTCGACGATGTACTTCAGTACACCGAAGGCGAGTTCCATCACCTGTTCCTCGGCTGCCGCCATCATCGGTATATAGGGCGACATGACGGGCCTGCCCTGCTTCAGGGTGCCGTCGGCGTGAAAGCCGTTGAACCGCACCGGGGATTCTGGGTGAAGCTCGGCGAACGCGATCCACGAGGCAAGCTCGGTGTTGTGTGTGACGATGCCGTTGGTGACATAGGTGTGAAAGTCGGCCACCTCAATGCCCATCGTCTCACCGTCTGGGATGCGTTCTACCGCAACAACTTTGTCGGTGTCGCGCTGCCCGAACGGTCGCCGCCCGCTGTGGGCAATGACCCTATCGAGCTTGGTCATCTTGTGGGTGTTCACCATGTGCGGGATCAGTTGCTCAGCAAGGTCTTTCGCCTGCGCCTGGTCGCGCACCGTGAGGTTCCATGACAGGTGCGGCTCGCCCTTGTAGGTGCCCATCGACCTGACGAGCGATGCGTTGAATCCAAGGCTGGCGAGAAGGTGCTGGCAGTCCTCCAGCAGCGGGCGGTTGACGCTGCCGATGGCGATCTCAATCACCGTCTTGCCGTTGGCTTTTGGTGTGTAGCTGACCCAGCCGTCGGTGTCAACGTAACCAGCCAAGAACGCCAGCACCGCATCAGGTTTCGCCGTCATCACCGCCGCCGGGACTCGCTTGGTATGCGACCCTTTCCTGTACAGCCCGTGCTCGCGCAGGAATGGACGGATACCCCTTGCGTACCAATCGCATTCACGCTTGCTGCACTTCGTCATCGGGAAGCGAAGGTTGATGCGATCCACCAGTTCCAGCTTGGTATCGCCAGCGGAGTATTGACCATCCCCTGAGCCGTCACCTACCCACGCGCCAAGAATCCATGCGTCGTCAGGGTCGAGACCGCCATTGCCAGACCATCCTAGGCCGATGACAACACGGTCACCGGGCGCAAGATCATCGGCGTGCGTCCAACGCTCCGTATCCCGTTCTGGGTCGCAGGATGCGTACCGTCTGCGCTTGGGCATGCCTGTGCGCCACAGTGTTCCGCGAGTGAGGACAGGATGATCTGTGGTGACCTCCAGCACGCGCCCACGCTCCGTGGTGACGCGAACCATCGGTGATGACTCCTGTGGCTCAACAGCGGTCACGCGGGATGCCACCAGTCCCCTGTGTGGCGCGAATTCGTCAGCCACGTTGTAAGCGAGGACTTCGTCGCCTACCTGAATCTTGTCGGCCCGTTTACGGGAGCCATCCGCCATTGAGATCATGGTGGTAAGCGTAGCCGGGCATTTCGCTGTACCCTTCCTGACCTCAATGGCGCAGCGGTCGAAGATGCGGGTGCCAGCCAGCCGGTGGCCCTGCGGATACATCTCGTAGCAGCGGTAGACGATTCCCAGCTTCTCCGGGTCGAGCTTCGCCGGTTCCCCCTGCAGGCTGCCAGGCCCGAACACGCAACGCTCTTCGATGAAGCGGGCGACCTGCCCTCCGAGGGTCGGTATGGCGATGTCGACCTCGGGGACGATGAGGGTGGTCATTCCAGCGGTTCGACGTAAACCGCTCCCACGGTGAACTCGACAGTCATTATGGTGACTCCTGCTGTGCCGCCTGGCTTTACGGTGACACCGTTGGCGATGATCAGTCCGGGCAGCTTCTGTCCTTCGATGTAAATGCCGTCGGATGCGATGCGAACGTCGGGCGGCTCGGTCATGAAACGATGTGCAGGCGCGGGTCGATTCCGCCTTCGTCGCCCTTCGGATCGGGTTCGCTTGCGCCCCTTCTCTTCCGGTTGCCGTCGGTTGCTTTCTCGGCGGATGCGATCGTCCATTCGAGCCGTCTGCGGTCGAGGGGAGTGAGGCCGTAATCCTTTTGGGCTAAACGGATTTCGACGTTGGCCTGGGTGGATGGGTGTGACCAGAATTCGTCAACGAGGACGGCGAGCCGGTACAGGCCGTGCTTGTCGCTGGAGTGGAATTCGGCTGCCATCGGGGATGACCAGATGTCTTCCCACCACTCCTGCGTTTCGAGCCGCCACGGCACTTCGACCGTGTACTTCTCGACGTGGCCGTCCTCGTTCTTGCGCTTGCGTTCGACGAGGCGCATGGGAGGCAGTTCGGGGATGAACACCTCGTCAGGGTCTGGCTCGGTGAGCGTGGCGCGGGTACTGGCCTTGTTGACTCTGGCTCGGACGCTGGGATGTTTCGGGCTTGGGCCTGGCATGGCGTGCTCCTTTTCGGAAAGTGCCTGTGGCACAGCATAATACGGTGCCGCGTGCCTGCACGATTGGACTGCTAAAATGGCTACCATATGGAAAACGAGCAATGGCTGCCGGTAGTTGGTTGGGAATCACTGTACGAAGTGAGCGACATGGGAAGGGTTAGAAGAATCGGTGCCGCCGATGTGCGAAAGTCGCACCCTGACAAGTGGGGTCGCCACTACCTCGCGCTGAGCGGCGGCGGGCGCAAACAGACCCTCGCGATTCATCGGATGGTGCTGGAAGCGTTCGTCGGCCCACGGCAGCCGGGGCAAGAGTGCCTGCACCGCAATGACATCCAGGGCGACAACCGGCTGACCAACCTGCGGTGGGGGACTCACGCGGAAAACCAAGCCGACTGCGTTCGCAACGGAAACCACCACGCCGCCCGCAGGACGCACTGCGTCAAGGGCCACGAATTCACACCGGAGAACACGGCACACTGGAAGCGGAACGGTGTCGTCAAGCAACGCCATTGCCGACAATGCCATCGGGATGCAAATAACGCCCGCTACCAGGACGCCAACCCAGGAGCGCGAACCTACAAGCGCACCAAAACGCCTGTGCGACAACAGGATTGAATCCCCCTGTGCCACAACAACTTCCCGGCCCGATACCCATACGGGTACCCCAAAAGTCCTGGTTCCTGTAGGCATCGGAAGTACGT